CGGATATGAAGTTCAAATGTAACTGCGGCACAAAGAAGCCCAAAGGACCAAGAGGCGGCAGGCGATGATTGTCAGTGCAATATCGACCGCTTTTTTTTGCTGGTTTTTCGCCTATTGTCTGGACGAGGTGCCATACCTGCGGTGGTACGGCAATCTGATTGACCGGCTGCCATACCGGTTGAATAAACCATTAGGCCGCTGTCCTTTCTGTATGGCTCCGTGGCTTTACATTGTCTTCCTCTTAACTCCAAGTGATGCAAACATTATTCAACCTCTTTGGCAGGTCTGCTTCGGCTTTGGCTGGGTCTATGCCGGAAACGAACTCTTTGCCCGATACATCTACCGAGGCGAGTAAGGCCTATGCCGGAACTGCACCAGCGGAATGGCGGGATAAAATCGAATTTGCCTTTACTTCCGGCGGGCGCAATTATTACCGCTTCATTTCTGAGCCTTACATTCCTTACACCAGAGCCAATGCAGCTCTGGATATTTATGAGGAACTGGAATGGGGTATCAGTCCGTCAATATTGCAGAAGCACATGGCCGCAGTGGATGCGGTCCTGATGGATAGCAAGATAAAGACCAAAGAAGCCCTGCTGACCAAACTGGCGGTGCTGAATAGCCACCTGAAAGAAAGGTTTGGATTGGCCACCAACCTGACCCTGCGCATGAAGTTGGCAACCGTATTGTACTTTGATGAAATCGAGGACATTACTACTTACAACTATCAATACGGCGTTGCAAAGGCAAAGCACTGGGCGGAGCATCACGATATTCCTGATTTTTTTTTGAAGCTGCCAATTCTAAACTTTCTGCCCTCTTTGCAAGACTGGGAGCAGAGTTTGGGAACTCTTATGCGAGCCGAGGCAATAAAGGCAATCCACCATCTGGAAGTAGTTACTATGCTGAATACACCCGGAGAAACAAGTCCAGAATTAGCGAACTTGTTAGAATCACAAAAGGCTCTATTCGAGATTATCAGGAATTGGAAGTGATGCCAATCTGGAAGCACAATGTTGTAAAAGAGGAACTGATCCGGCTGCACAAGGCTGGAAGGTAGCGGGCCGCAGGTTGCCTGCCCGGTCCGAGATAGCAGTCTGCAGGTCGCCGGAAATCCTTATCTTTGGCGCACTATGGCAACGATTAGCACAAACGACATTATCGTCAATTATAAGCTCGGTGATGTTTCCGGGCTGGCTCAACTGGAAGGCAAGCTTAGCAACCTGACCAAAGATGAGCAGGCTGCACTTGCTGAGGCCAAAAGGCTCACGGCTCAATTCCAAAAGATGGGCAACGAAGGCAAGGCCGGGGCTGAAAAGGTCAGTCAGGGGGTCAATTCTGCAAGATCCAGTATGGGAAACCTTGGCAGCACCATTAACAGCATTGGCACCTCACTCGGTATAGCTTTCAGCGGTGCCGCAATAGTAGCCTTCGGAAAAGAGGTAATCAACATTACGGCCAAATTCGAGCAGCTTCAAAAGGCTATCACCTTTGCATCCGGCTCAATCGAGGAAGGTCAAAAATCAATGGCTTTCATCCGACGCACTGCATCCAGCCTTGGATTGGACTTGCTCGGGGTTGCCGAAGGTTACAAAACCTTTGCAGCCAGTTCCAAAATGGCGGGCCAAAGTACGGATGAAACGAATCGGCAATTTCTGGCAGTTACCAAAGCGGTTGCAGCAATGGGCCTCAGTACGGACGATGCCAAAGGCGTATTTCTTGCCCTCGGTCAAATTATGGGCAAAGGCACCGTGCAGGCGGAAGAATTACGGGGGCAAATCGGCGAAAGATTGCCGGGTGCCTTTAATCTGGCAGCCAAATCAATGGGAGTAACCACCGCAGAACTGAATAAGATGCTGCAACAAGGTCAGGTAATCAGTGCTGAATTCTTGCCAAAGTTTGCGACTGAATTAGAAAAGACCTTCGGTGCAGAGGCCGCAAAGAATATCAATACCCTGACAGCCAGCCAAAACAAATTTGGGGCTGCCTTGGATTCACTTATGGTTGCACTCGGTACTACCTATCAGGGCCGGATTAAGAGTTTCTTTGATACTTGGGCAAATAACTTTGACCGGGTGAAAGGCCTGATTGACCCGGGTACGGCAATGTTTGATAAAGGAATGCAGCAGTCCATGAAGCTATCTCAGGAGGCTTTGAAAATTGCAATCAACAACAAGAATGCAGAAATCCGGCAGCTGAAAGAGCAATACCGACTGACGGCCGATATAGTTGCCGCTGATGGAGAGATGAGCGACTTGGAAAAAGTTATGGTGGAACAGTTGGCCGATAAGATTACCATGCAGCAAAAGTTTCGGGATGGTATGTTTGCCAACTTGAAGACCACCGAAGATACGGCAAAGGCTACCGAGCAGACAACTGAATTGACGGCGGAGCAGATTAAGCTACTTAAAGCCGAATTCAACGAGCGAAAGAAGCTATTGGAAATTCAGCGGGAATATGAAGTCTTACTAAAATCGATTGAGGGCAATGTACCGGAGCCACAAGCCAAATTAGGTGCAGAAGTAAACTACCTGAAAAGTCTGGAAGTCTTGCAAAGGGAGTATGCGGCCAAAGGAGTTGATATAACGAAGACTGAAATTGAAATCACCAAACTGAATAGGCAAAAGGCAAATGAGGAACTGATTTCGGAGGAAAACCAATTTCAGCTGCAAATCAAAGATGCCAGTAAAGGTTACTTTGCTGAACTTGATAAGCAGCGGAAAGAAGATGAGGAAAAGCGGCGTAAAAGTCAGGAGGACCGCATAAAGGCCGCAAAAGAGGCCGCAGATGCTGAACTTGCGGCTGAAAAGAAGTTGCAGGAAGAAAAGCAGAAAGCCCGGGAAGAAGCTGAAAGGCAGGCCATTGATTTGGCCCAAATGACTGTAAACTCAATCTTCAACCTGCAATCTCAGTACGCTGCCAATGACCTTGCCCGAAAGCAGCGGCAATTCGATGAGGAAATCAGGCTGGCAGACGGGAATGTGCAGAAAATCACCGAGATTGAGGAAAAGAGGCGGGCAGCGGAAAAGGAAGCCCGGATAAAGCAATTCAAAGCTGACCAAATGCAAGCCATTGCCAATGTGATATTCAACACAGCCCCTATTATTGCGAAGTATGCCGCCGGAGTTGTAACGGCACCGCTAGCCACTATTGCCGCTGCATCCGCTGCTTTGCAGATTGGCTTCATCCTTGCGCAGCCAGTTCCTGAATTTGCAAAAGGGGTTGAAAACTTTGAAGGCGGTCCTGCAATCGTAGGGGAAAAAGGCCGGGAGTTAGTCAGGACCGATTCAGGCAGTTACCTGACACCTGACCGGGCAACGCTGACCTATCTGCCGAGGGGTGCAGATGTTATCACAGCACCAAAGACACGGGAATTGCTTGCCGGAAATTCGACCCTTACCAGAGGTCGCAATGAATGGTCGGCAATCGATACGGCACCGATTGCAAAGGCAATTATGGCAATGCCAGTCCAGTCTCTGGAAATATCCGAAAGAGGGCTGGAGCGATATGTAACCAAGGGGAATAGGACTACCAAAATCCTGAATAAAAAGAGAGGGGCTAATTTATGAATTACCGGTTTTTCCTGAATAACCAGCAGGTCGATGAACCTGTTGGCTGGGACCAAGTGATATTCGCCATCAAGCGGATGGATAGCTATGGCATCGACCAAAGTTTTACCACCGGATTAACATTTACCGGCGACCAAGACCGGATGCCTCAGATGGCGAATGGTGCAGCGATATTGCGCTTGATATTTGTCAATGAATTTATCAACGGTGCCGTCGATGTCCGCATAGAATCCGACTTTGTTTTTGAAGGCAGCCAATGGAGCTTTGAAGGCCAAATTGATTTCAGCACATACGAGGAAACAGAGATATGCGATGGATGCAGCGACGGCGTAAAGGTCAGCATTATTGAGGACCAATGGCGGGAGGCCTTTTTGCGAAATCAGGATGTCGATTTGGACTTGCTGAATGAGACCGCTCTGGATGGTACCGATGTCGGGCCGTTTAATCTGGGCGAGGTAACGCTGCATTCGCAGGAGTTGTTTTTGCAGGCAAAGGCCCGAAGTTATGAAACCTTAGCGAGAAATTTGGACCAATTTCAAGGCCTTGTAGTTCCAATTTATTTTAGTAATACTGATTTCAAAAACATTTTCGGTTCAACTTTTAATGTTACCAAAACTGTTTACAATAATGTCGGAGATTTAGGAAGCAGCCCGATTTTTAAGAATAACGGCAATGGAACAAGAAGTGTAAGGTTTTTTGGTAAAATAGATTTCAGAGTTTTCAATAATAATAGCTTTAACACAATTGATGTAAAGTGCAGATTGCAGGTAAATAATGGTACAACACCTTTTGCTTTTTACTACATTGTTGATGTTGTTCAAGCCATATTTTCAACTGTCAATTATTCAGAAACCTTTGACTTTACAATATCAATTCCAGAGAATTACAATGTAGATTTTCTTATTTCTGCGACTTATGTAGGCAATCCAACCTTTTCAACGGTAACAGTTTTCGCACCTGTTGAGCTGACTGTTGAGGAATTCAACCAAGGCACCGCAAGTCTATGCCGGGGCGTTTACATCTACGATTTTCTTGACCGGATAGTTACCAAGATGACAGGGCAAGCAGGCCGGGTGCGGAGTGATTACTTTGAGTTTGGCGGGTGCCAGTGGAATCACCTGATTACCACAGGGCTATTCATCCGGAATGGTCAGCTACTGGAAGATGCCGAACCGCAGATACCGACAACATACAAGGACTTTTTCGATGGCATCGACAAAATCTTTTGCCTTGGATGGGAGTTTGAGCAAGACCAGAATGGCGACTGGTTCATCCGGATTGAACCGAGGTCGTACTTCTTCCAG